TAAATGGAAACCCTAGATTCCAAATTACTAAACTATGTCTTGATCCTTTTTTTACTGGGCATACCCTATGCCATACAAACGAAGGAAAAACTACTAAACTTCCTTTAGGTAATATTTCTTTACATTTTATCACATTTCTTTTTTTATCTGGATCTAAATTTCTAAGATCAAATTCTAATTCACCACCACTGTATTCTTTTGGGTCTGATAGTGTTACCGTCACGGACAATTTTCTAATCTTACCATGATCTGGTGTTCCAGGTTTATCATAAGGTCTATCCCAACTATCACAATGCCAATCATAGTATTGACCTTTTTCATATTTTGTAAATTGACATGACTCAGAATAATCCCATTGAAAGTTCCAACCTGCATTTGCATTTGCTCGATTTACATAAGGTTGTATCTCTTTGTAAATCCATCTATCGTTCATCCAAACAATGTTAGAATCTCTTTTTTGTTTTAAATCTTTTATTTGTTTTTGATTTAATTCTTTATCACCATAACCACCAGTGACTGCCATTTGGTCTTGTAATTGTTTTCCATACTTAACAATTTCATCACATACTCTGTTAGGAATTGCTGATTGAAAATACCAATAATAGTTTGTTAAATTCATTTAAGATCACCTTCTTTTATAATCTATTTGTATTATAACATATTTATAATACTTTGTAAAGCCTTTTTAAAGTGTTAATGTTCCTGAAGCAGTAAATTTAACTATTGTATCACTTCCTGAAGTAGATACACAAGTAGCACAGTTAGGCGCAGCCGCAAAACTAGCAGGTTTACATGCTGTTGCTATTCTTAATACCACTATACCTGAACCACCAGCTCCACCAGCTTGAGGATTATCTCTTACTCCTCCTCCACCACCGCCAGTATTGACTTGTCCTGCTTGACTAGGTCCAGCTGCTCCAGTGGTATTTCCTGCACCACCTCCTCCAGGTCCGCCACTTCCAGCTGTACCTGGTGCAACTGTACCACCACCGCCACCACCTGCGTAAGTGACAGATGAAGCAGTTATTGAGTTTGCAACACCATTACCACCATTACCACCACATCCTGGCGCTGAATTTGCTCCAGCACCACCAGCACCACCACCACCAGCACCAGCTCTTGGTTGTGCGTCTGGAGAATTACCTCCAGCATTACCTTGTGAAGGACTTGTAGGTTGAACATTTCCTGCTCCACCTTCAGCAGTTCCTTCTCCATTATTAGAAGCTCCGCCACCAGAACCACCTGGTAGACCATCTGGTTCATTAGCCACTCCATTATGACCACCGCCACCACCACCACTTGCAAATATAGCACCAACTTTTGAATCAGTTCCATTGTTACCTGGGTGTGTTGCATTACCTGCCCCACCAGCACCAACAGTAATAGTATTTGAACCTGGCATTAAACGTACTTTTGTTCCACCTGGGAAAGATGTTCTAAATCCTCCAGCACCTCCGCCACCACCAGAGTCAGCTCCTCCAGATCCTCCACCACCAACTACTAGATAATCAAACGCAGTACCACACGAACTATCTCTTATATTCAATGTTCCTGAGGCTTTAAATTCTGCTATAAAAGTAGTACCATTAGGTGAAGTCACAGGTGCGTTTGTAGGACTAGATGTTGTCAAGAAAGTATCTGACGCACAACTTCTTACTATTACAATCCCTGATCCGCCAGCGCCACCAGCAGTATTTGTAGAAGCAATGGTTTCTGCACCACCTCCTCCACCACCAGTGTTTGCAGTTCCAGCTTGTGCAGATGTACCTGAACCTCTTCCGCCATCTCCACCGCCTCCAGCGCCACCTGCGCCATATACGGCACATGCACCTTGACACCCAGCAGCTCCACCTCCACCACCAGCATATGAGGTAGCACATGCAAGACTTAAAATATTATTTGGTGCTCCTGCACCACCAACAGCAGTCGCTCCACCACCACCTCCTGCAGTATATTTAGGAGCACTTGGTCTATTATTACCACCATCGTTACCTTGTGATGGACTTGTAGGGGGTGTATTACCACTACCTCCTGATTTTGAAGCGTGTGTACCACCACCACCGCCACCTCCAGAACCACCGTCTGCTCCATCAGTTGCGCCACTACATCCAGAACCACCGCCACCACCACCAGCAGATGTTATTGTTGAGAATGTTGACGCTGATCCTGAATTACCAGTACTGCTTGGTGGTCCTGATCCTCCAGCTCCAACTGTGACTGTATGTTCTCCATACTTTATTGTTGAGAGACTTGATCCTCGTAGAGGACTAGGTCCATAACCAGAAGTACGATAACCTCCAGCACCACCTCCGCCACCACCAGCTTTTCCACCACCAGCAGCGCCACCAGCAACTACGAGATAATCTACGTCTGCTCTTCTATTTAACCATGTTGAACATTTTTGAGCAGCAAATTGTGTCTTTATATTCCATACACCACTTGCTTTATTTAATTCTTTTATTACAACTACACCTGATCCACCATTACCTGAGTCTCGATTACAACCAGCGCCACCACCGCCACCACTACCAGTATTAGAAACACCATTACCACCATCTCTTGCATTAGAAGGATTACTTGACGCACCTCTTCCACCTGTATTACTACTACCTCCATCTGCTGAACAAGTTCCTGGTGAGGCATTTCCTCCTGCACCTCCAGCAGCCAATACTCCTGAATTTGGTAAACCTGGATAAATAGGACTAAAATCTGTACCTGCACCACCAGCACCAGCAGTTGCAAATGGGGCTGAGTTTTGAGTTTGACCAGAAGGTGTAGGTGCTACACCGCCGTGACCACCACCGCCTCCACCGCCTTCTCTTCCTGGAGGACCTGCACCATGAAATCCTGCAGCGCCATTATTTCCTTGTGCACCACAGTTTACTGCTTCACCAGCTGTATTTGGATAAAGTCCTGGGTTTGGTGTTGCAAAACCTGGGTTAGAACCACCGCCACCTGATCCACCTGGACCACCTTTACCTGGACCTAACGGACCACCTGGACCTCTTGCAGCACCACCGCCTCCGCCACATGCTGTGACAGTTGTGCCACCTGCGTTAGCGACAGTTGTATTAGTTCCAGTTGCATAAGATAATGGACCTGAAGGAAAGGTAGGAGTACCACCTGAAGCACCTGCACCTATTGTGACTGTTGCAGTACCACAAGCGTCTAACTCTACTGTATTTACACCACCAGCACCTCCTCCGCCACCATTAGGTGAACCTCGACCACCAGCACCACCGCCAGCGACCATAAATGCTGATATTCTATTAGTTTCTGATTGTAAGGTTACAGATCCTGATGAGGTCTTGACAGTCTGCTTAGACTTCCCATGAGAGGTTGCATTTCTCTTTCCAATGATACCGCCGTTGGTTCTAGCCATTTAGGATCTCCTATAATGCTACCCAAGCTTTAGTATCTGCATT